AATCGTTAATCAGGTTAACGCTATCCATTGCTGCACTATAAGATTGTGCAATTCTTTCTGGTGTCATTTCCATTAGTGGGTCGCCTTATATTCGTCAAATTCTGCTTTGAGTTCTTGGAGCGCTTTTACCAAAATTGGTATTAGCGAGGACTCGTTATAGCGCAACTTGTCAGGATCATCAGCATCAATCACAACTGGACTATCTCCTTCAAGAGCCAAGATGTCCTGAGCTAAAAATCCATAACGTACCCCGCCATTTGTTTCTTCACTTCCACGTTCAGTCCTGAACTGGTATGCAGTAGGTTTTAGTTTACTTACGAAGTCTAATCCATGAGATACAGGGGCAAAATTAGTTTTATCTCTCGCATCAGAAACAGTTGTCCATGCAACTGCTACATGGGCTGCTGATACTGATGTGTGTCCCATGCTGATTATGTCGTTACTAGTAGCCATATCAACCATTGGTAAGTAAATTCCAGAAGAATTAATTGAACCAATTACAATGTTGCCTGATCCTGTAGAAATGTTTTTACCTGCTTCTAAACCAATTCCTACATTGTGGTCACCTGTAGTGTAAAAAAGAGCACGCCAGCCAATAGCAGTGTTTTCGTCACCACTGGTGCAATAGTTGAGCGCTTGGTAACCAATGGCCGTATTATCATGCCCACCGTTATTGTTGTACATTGCTTGATGGCCTAAGGCAGTATTATTATTGCCCGAAATTGTTTTCCACAAAGCACTATAACCAACTGCTGTATTGTTACCACCACCGTTACTTGCTGTTAGTGCCCTGTATCCAACAGCGGTTTGGCTGCCACCAAAAGTTCCACTAAGTGCTTCAAAACCAACTGCTGTACCTCCAATTCCTGTCGAGGTATTAACTAAAGCTCTGTAACCAACACCTACGTTTGCGTAGCCTGTAGTAGAGCCTAAAGCGCTCATACCAATACCTACGTTTTGGTAACCTGTGGTGTTGTTGTACATTGCCCATTGACCAAGAGCTACGTTTTGGTAGCCTGTTGTATTGCTATAAAGTAACTCGTTTCCAATACCTACGTTTTGGTAGCCAGACGTTAGCATCGCTGCAGTGCTAACACCAATTATTATGTTGTTATCACCACCTGATGTTCTATTTGGTAGCCCTGAAGTAGTAATGTTGCCTATTGGTTCTACAGCAAAGCTATCAGGTCCTGCAGGTCCTGCAGGTCCTGCGGGTCCTAGGCCGCCGGGAGACATGTGTAATCCAGTCCAACTTACTCCACCATCGTAAGAGTAAAAGCCAAGTACGTCTTCAGCTGATAGTGTAGGCGGAGCGCCTGTATCCCATTTAATTCCATCAAACCATGTGACGCCATGGGTAGCTCCGTCTGTCAGTTCTAGAGTAAACCCACACACAACTCCATCAGGAGATGGGTTCATGATCGAGAGCGTTGTAGGAGCTGTGAGGACCTTAGTAAAGATTTGTCCAGTCAGTAGATCAATAGCATCATCGACCATAAGTATTCTGGTCTCAAGTACTTTGGAGGCTGCCAATACTTGGTCATAGGCAGTATTTGTGTACTTGTCCACCTGACTTGGGTAAACCTCACCAACAGTATTTCTAGAACTACGTCTGGCCATTATCTGTACCCGTTTATCAATTAGTTAATTTATCTACACATTAACTGCATTAAGGATGCGTTGAAACATAAGCCTCAAATTTTTCATTCAACAGCTCATACTTTTTACTAAGTTCTTGTATTGATTGTACCAAAATCGGTATGAGTGACGACTCGTTATAACGCAGCTTATCCGGGTCATCAGCGTCAATGACTACAGAGTTACTACCCTCAAGCGCTAAAATGTCTTGGGCTTTGAATCCATATCTTACACCGCCGTTTGTCTCTTCGCTTTCCCGTTCTGTACGGAATTGAAAAGATGTAGGCTTGAGCTTAGTTACAAATTCTAGACCATGTGGTATAGGAGCAAAATTGGTTTTATCTCTTTCATCAGATACAACTGTCCACGCAACTTGTATATGGGCTGCTGTTACTGCTGTACTGCCCATGGAAATGAGGTTATTTCCAGTGGAAAGTCCAAATACTGGTAGAGGGGTCCCTTCTGCTGTACAGCCTCCGATACCAATGTTTCCTGAACCTGTTGTGACCCATGCTAGAGCTTCAGTACCAATTGCTGTGTTGTTATCACCTAAGGTGTTGTTCTTGAGGGAATTGTATCCAATTGCTACGTTGTACTCACCTGTGGTGTTATACCTAAGAGCGGAGGTACCAACACCTGTGTTCATCCATGCTGTAGTGTTTTCAAAAAGACACTGATACCCAACGGCTACGTTGTCAACTCCTGTTGTATTACCGATGAGAGTACCGAAGCCAATTGCTGTATTATCACTACCTGTGGTGTTGTTCTGTAGCGCACCAAATCCAGCGGCTGTATTTCTATTACCTGCGGTGAGGCTGTATAAGGCAGTAGCACCAACAGCTGTGTTTCTAACACCTTGGGTGATTACGAGACCAGCATAATCACCGTAAAATACGTTACTACTTCCAGTAGTAAGTGCAGAAAGAACTCCTGTGGACATGTTCTCTGGTGCAGTAAGAACTACCGCTGAAGGCCCTACGGCACCTGTAGCACCTGTAGCACCAGTTGCTCCATCAGTTCCATTAACTCCAGCTGGGCCCTGGATACCTACAGCACCTGGAAACATGTGCACTCCTACCCAAGTAGCACCACCATCATGCGAGTAGAAACCAAGTACATCTTCTGCTGACAAAGCCGGGGCAGCACCAGAATCCCACCTTATACCATCGAACCAAGTAACACCGTAGGTGGCTCCATCTGTGAGCTCTAAAGTAAACCCACATACAACCCCAGAAGGTGATGGGTTCATAATTGAGAGTGTGACGGGCTCTGTAAGAACTTTAACAAAAACTTGGCCAGTTAGCAGATCAATAGCATTATCAACCATGATAATTCTAGTCTCTAGAACCTTAGCTGATAAGAGTACTTGGTCATAGGCAGTATCCATAAACTTGTTTACTTGGCTAGGGATACCTTCGCCCATGTCACTTCTAGAGTGTCTTCTGGCCATCTTTTATACCCACCCGTTATTAGCAAATTGGTCAGCTCTGGTAGCATCCATAACGAACAAACCATTGTTGGTAATGTCCATCAGTGCAGCCTCGTACTTAGCCAAATAGTTATTACCCTCGCCCAAACCTTCTTGGCCTATAGGTGATATGAGTAGACTAGCTATGAAGTAGCCCAAAGGCAAAACCAAGTAATCTGGTACGTCCAGCTCAATCGAAGTAAGGTCTGTGGTAGGAGTGATGTTAAGTGTTGCAGGCTTGGCCAAGTAAGTAACAGCCAACGAGTTGGTTGATACAGGCTCCTCTACTTGAATCTGGTTGTACCGGGGTGTCATAACAGAATCAGCCACAGACAAATCATTCAGAACCAGCTCTACACCATCCTCATCATACACACCGGTGATCTTCACCAAAGTATTATTGTAAGGCTCCATGGCCGTATCGATTAGGTACTTGTAAGGCTCATCTGTACCACCGTTTACCGCAAACTGTTTGTCTATTGTGTAGACAGTAATGTGGTCATACAACTGAATTACCACTTCTTCTTCAGTGCACAACTTCAGTCTAACAAACATTGTGTTAATAGCGGTATTTAGACAGGACCCCATCTTGGGGTAGTCTTCAGGTTGGATCTTGCCCGTGCTTGCTATGTTAAGCATGCTTAACGGGCCGTAAGCCAACTGGTTAAAGAGGTCTGATAGAAGCATGTCATAGTCCTGCGTTAGTGATTATGACAGTAGTATACTCGTGAAAGTTTAAACAACATAGGAGGACATAGTGTCGGAATCCTCCTCTTCTTCAAACTCCCAGATGTTACTGTCTGGATTCACGATGGCTATCGCATCTTCTGCAGGTTTCCACGCATTCATCAATGCTAGCATAGAAATCGTGTCAGAACAGTCATCATGTGCACTTTTAAATCCTTTAGCTGACACTAAGCTTAATTCCTCAATAAATTGAGAGACCTCAGGACCGTACCTAACTTCTTCAGGGAAGTGGATCATGTGCATCTTAAACATAGGAACCATGACGTTAAAACGTACCAACTTACTGGTGCTAGAGGCCGGCCGTATACCGGGGTTGTTATTGTTACCCTCAGTAGCCAAATGAATGAAGTTATTTCTTCGCATGCCCTCAGCCTGGATAAAAGGTATGAAACCTCCCTGCTGACCACTAACCTCAACACCAACAGAAATAGGTCGATACTCTTGTACCAACCTGAACAAGTCATTGACGTTCTTGTGCATATCCTGTTTTTTAACAATACCGTCCACCCAGAACCATTCACCGGCTGAATTGTAAGCCCACACGGATATGACAGAGTTATCAGCCGACTTCTTCTCACTGGTTGCAAAGTCAGTGGTGATGTACCAGTTGAACTTGTTCTTATTGGTCAGCAACGTTTTACGGCTGTACCAGCGAATATCACTATCCTGAATTAACCTATCTTCGTCTGACATAATTCTCAGCATTAGCTCCTGGTTAAAGCCATCTATCTTACCTGCGTACAGAGCCTTGGTGTACTTGTCCAAAACATAATCATACGTGAATCGATCTGGCCAAGAACTTCTAAAGTCCTCTCTCTCACAAGGAAACTGCTCGCACACAGGGTACATGTTAACATCCCATGCGCCGGACTCAACCGCCTTATATAATGGATCTCTTGCGTTAAACGGAGTACCCGACCAGATGATCTTAAACTTGGTAGGGTGTAGAGCGTACTCAACAGCCTTGTAGACGGTTGCTTCGATAGAGGCGATAACTGTAGGGGATTTAGCATCATCGTCTGACACAAGGTCATCCAGGACAGCCAGGGTAGGTCTCGTACCTAGCTCCTTGGCTCCACGAACTCCTGTCTTGGCGCCATAGCCTTTTATGATGAAAACATCACCTGATGCATTATGGAACTCCCAACGCACGTCAGTGAAACGTGTGGTAGGTACATACTTCTGTAAAAACTCAGAATTTTCCCAACGGAACTCCAAGTTTTTACGCATGTTCTTCACACCGTTCTCAATACTGTCTGATACATAAATTGCTAGAGGTATTTTACCAAACCCGGGGATACTGCCGAAGCAAGCCAAGTATAAAAACAAATACTCGCCTAGCACTGCTGTCTTAGCAATACCACGGTGACACATGTTAGCAATGTTCTTAGATCTGCCGCCGATCTTATCAAGCATCTTGTAGTGAACTATGGGGGACTTATGTTCCTCACCTTTCGTACCGTTAACCAGCTTAATAAAGTTAATGAACTCAAAAGCGAAGTCTGAGGGTAAATATGTAGCTATGTCTGAGTAATCAGTATCTTTTAGATACTGCTCAACTGTTTTCTGCTTACCTATCCCTTCAACAGCCATATTCATTAAACCTCTTCAAATTCAGCTTCACTTATGATCTGAGAGTGAGCAATGTCCTTAACACTATGAACACCCTGCTCAACTGCAACACGCTGGGCAGTCACAAGAGCTAAGGTAGCAGCTCGCATATCATCTATGCTGGTATCTTTAGTAACAGCAAGGTCCAACTCGATCTTCTTGGTTTCAGGTGGCTTAAGATGTGTAAGCAAACTATTGGCAGCGTCACTACGAACTTTTTCACTAGAAGCGGTAACCATCAACTCAGCCTGCACATTGATAGCTTTCTGGAACACAGCATTGTTCAAAACATGAGTAGGTACCAGCGTCTGCTCAAAGATCAGCATTACCAGCTTACTTTTGTTGTACGCAGAGATATAACTAGCAATGTCCTTAGGAACAACACCTTGGGCTATAAATCCCTGCATCTTATCTGGAAAGGTCTTAGTGTAAGCCAGAGTATTAGAATCACCGTCTAACTTATGACTAATGTACTTAACGGCACTAAGGTAGTTCTTAATCTTAAATCTACCGTTAGCCATGACATTGGTATAGCTAAGAAGATTATCCCGGTACTTTTCTAAAGACTCCGGGTCGGACAGCAAATTATTAACGCTATCTACCAGTTCTTGATTAACAGACTTCTTAACCTGTGCAGGCAGGACGCTACGGAACATATCTACTGTTAACAGCTCACTCATAACTATTTCCCAATAATTAACTTTATTTTTTTAGTATATCGGGTTTTTATAGTTAAGCACAACATCACAGGGTTAATTGTCGCATCGTGTACGATTCCGCTGGCGCTCCTCGTACACTCGCTCAATTAACCCCTACTACCTACTAAACATCACTTTCAGGACTGTCGGTACTCAAAACTACAGCATCTTCGTAAGTCCAAGAAGCTTTAACCATCTCGGCCGACATCTTAGAATGACCAATGTAAACAACGTAAACCCTAGGGCCCAGTTGCTCCACCAGAATCAAACCAGCAGCTTTAAGTTCTTTCTTCCTACGAGACAATACAACTTGGCTAATCTGCAGCGCAGTCTGCATGTAAGGATCAGTAAAGTTAGCTCCGTTCCTTAAACCACACAAATAACCATATAAAACCTTGGCGCCATCACTAAGATCTCTTCTCGAGAATATCGCCCTGTCCATCTTAGTGAAACCGCCGTTGGGTAGACTGTGCCTAATAATCATTTAACCGCCCTGCTGTATTTAGCGTAAGGATAACTAATATTCAGGTATGAAAGAACATACCCACACTTGTTACATTCATGAGGATAGGCAGGTGGATTTCTACACAGCATAAACCCAGTAGGGCGCATGTGCCCCTTACCGCAATCTGGGCACTGCATATCCACCATTAAAACACGCATCTCACGAACTACTTCACACATAGCCTTTATTCTCCTACTAACCATTTAACCATAACAGTCCGAAACCAAACCAATAATAACAATATAGCACCAGATATAGCATAAAGCGACTACACACGTTATCAGCTGGCTTCAAGTGACCAGTCAAAAACGACTATACTATAGACCAGTCATTTTTGTACAGTCATATTCGACTGCCTATATAAGACTATATACTTAAGAAGACTAAACCCAGGGGACCTTCCTCTTCCCTTACCTCTCGCCACCCGTAAATAGGTTCGTGATCTGGCTACCGCCTTCGGCTATCGCCAGCTCACTCCCTAGCTACACAAACAAATAAACATAAACCGTAAGACAGACTGCTTCTTACGCAAAACATAAAAATTTTTTCTATGGCAGGTTTTTTCAAAAATTTTTTATTTGCAGACGATGCCAGTACTAATGTACTGGAAACAAATCTAACGACCCACCCCCCCGTTATCACGGGGTAAGAGGACAAGAAAACAAAGTCCACAACCCACCCAGTCCTAGGAGATTCATCATGGGTACTACAAAACAGTTTAACGCTACCTTGCAAAATACATTGGTAGCTACAGACAAGCTCATCGGTGCCGTATACAGTGGTGCCGAGATGTTAGATAACATCGCCCAAACCGGAGTTCAAATCTCCGAGGTGGGCTTAATACATGCTCAGGCATGGAACAAAATGCAGCACATCGAATTAGCAAACGAGGTGGCGATTGCCACCATACGCGCTGAGGCTGACCTGGCTCGTGCCAAGTTAGAGATCAAAGCTGCAACTAAGGCCAAAGCAAAGGCCTAGTCTAATACCGGTACTCAGACGATATGTCTGGGTATCGGCTATTTATACCTTAAACATTCAATCACACAACACAACACAATAGAGATAGATGCAAAGAAAGCT